AGAACTGCACAAGTGTGAATTACTTTGTGCTAACTGTCATAGACTTACAGACGATTACTAATGAAGTACTTACCCCAGAATAAACTCGCAGATTGGAGAAAAGAAAACGAACCAAAGTTCTGTCCTTTACTTTATTACAAGACTAAGAACTGGGTCGTGGATCACTGCCATAATAACGGTATGGTTCGTGGCGTTGTGTCCTCCGAGGGTAATGCCTTCCTTGGTAGAATAGAGAACGCACACAAGCGTTTATCAAAGGATGCAAAGAACTGTTCGCTTCCGTTTGTACTGAGATGTATGGCTAATTATCTCGAACAAGAAGCAACCGACATTTTACATCCGGAGGGATTCAGACAACTTTACAAAAGATTTTCTAAGTTAAAAAAGGATTTTCAACTTGACATCCTTCTAAAACTTGGCATAAATAGACAGCGAATCCTAGAGTGTAACAACTCAAAAGATCGCACTAACCTATACAAAGAATACATAAAGCAATGAGTGAACCAAAAATATTACAGTCAATCCAAGCGGAACTAAAAGCTCCCAAGGGTCAGACAAATAAGTTCGGCGGTTATCGTTACAGATCAGCCGAAGACATCTTAGAGGCAGTAAAGCCTTTATTGAATAAGTACAATGCGTACTTAACAGTTAGCGACGACATCGTTGAAGTCGGTGGCAGAGTCTACGTAAAGGCTACTGCTACTTTACACGAATCCCACAAGGGAGAGATCGAATCCACTACAGCTTTTGCTCGTGAAGCAGAGACAAAGAAAGGTATGGACGAAGCACAGATCACTGGATCAGCCAGTTCTTACGCTCGTAAGTACGCACTGAACGGTCTGTTCGCTATTGACGATACTAAAGACCCAGATGCTACCAATGACCACGGTAAATCACAACCTAAACCTAAGGGCAAGCCAGCAGTAAAAAAGACTGATGCCTTTGATGACATCCTTTAACCAATAAAATTATGACTGATTACGATAACAATAACAGAGGTGCTCTGTTCAAAAATGAAAAGGAAAACGAACGTCAACCAGACTTTCGTGGTCCTATTAACGTAGATGGTAAAGACTACCAACTATCCGCTTGGGTACGAACCAGTGACAAAGCCGGTAAGTACTTCTCAATCGCAGTGTCCGAGAACAAACCTCGTTCAGAAGCGAAAGCAACTGCAAGTACTAGCTCAGAAGACATTCCGTTCTAATGAGTTCTGTTCTTCCAGACAGTGGAGCAAGGACCGCCTTCGATACGGGGGCGGTTCGTGACTCTATGCAAGGCAAGGGTCTACCGAGTATGATCCCTACTTGTGCAATAATGGCTATGGCAAAACGCTTTGAGGACGGTGCCACCAAGTACGGTCCAGATAACTGGAGGAAAGGTATTCCTACCTCTAGATATTGCGATGCGGCGTACCGACATCTAATGCAGTGCAGAGACGGAGACGAGTCCGAAGATCACTTCGGGGCAGTACTCTGGAACATAGCGTGCTGGATGTGGACACTTAAAGCCATTGAGGATAACAAGTTACCACAAGAACTTGACGATATTTATCGATAGGATTAGACCTCTATGATAGTATAGAACTCTATGACTCTTAAACTAATCGAACAAATGTCGGACGCAGTGGACTTAGCAAACCACTTGTATAACACCGCTAATGATAGCGAAAATAATAATGAAAAAAGAAACAATTTGAGGTACTTAGGACAGTGCCTCAAGTCAATGAAAGAACACATAGATGATAGCCGAGAACGATTTAAAGATACCAAAGAATGTAGATGCTGAAGAGCAAGTACTTGCTTACTGTCTTGCGGACGGAAGCACTGACTTCTATGACAGTATCGCACACAAAATAACTGAAGAAGACTTCTACCTTTACAGCCATAAATTAATTTTCAGAAGTGTCAGTTCTCTCGCCCAAAGGGGCGAACCTCTTACAGAACTATCATTGGTGGAGGATCTAAAACGATCCTCTGCCCTGGATGAGGTAGGAATAGATCGCATAGCGAACCTCATTGGAGTAATAACAACTCAGTTGCACGCACATTCTAGTGCCAACATTGTAAAAGAAAAGTCCGAGCTACGACAAATGATCCGTACCTTTAGGCAAGCCCTAGAGAAAGCAGAAGAAGAAACTGAAACACCGGAGTCCATCCGAGCAGATGTCGAGGGTGGATTGACTAAATTTGATAGCGGATCATCACTTCAGATGTCCATCAAGGACAGCGTAGATTTACTCTCAGAGGAGTTTGAACAGCAACTCAAGGGGGAGTATACGGAGGACGTGATAAAGACCCATATAGAGCAATTTGACAGCGTTCTGGGGTCTTCTGGTATAGGAGCTGGGGAGGTTGTAGTTATCTCAGCACCGACCAGTTGCGGTAAGTCCCAGTTGGCTCTAAATATTGTAGCCAAAACAGCCATCAAGGACGGTACTCCTTGTGGTATATTCAGTTTCGAGATGCCACAAAAGCAAGTGGTGAAAAGACTTTTAACGATCAAGTCCCAAGCGAACTTGAGACAGATCAAGGATAGGGTAATAACAGAAGATAGGATGCATAAGGTCCGAGAGGGGTGTGACCTTATGAAAACTCTTCCTATCTATACGGTTCATAGTATTAAAAGCGTGAACGAGCTATGCTCCTACGCTCGTACTATGGTTCGTAGGCACAAGGTTAAGTTGTTGGTAATTGATTACCTTCAACTTATTCCTTGGTCTAATAAAACTATGTCAAAGAATGACGCAGTTGCAGATATTTCACACACGATCAAACAGTTAGCACTTGAACTCAACGTAGGCATCTTACTACTTTCTCAAGTAAACAGAGAAGGAGCCAAGCGAGAAGGAGGTCTGGCGATTTATGACCTCAAGGACTCCGGAGATATTGAGAACGATGCTGATGCAATCATCCTTATGTGGGCTGAAGAAGGTGATATTCAGATGTCAAAAAGCCTTGACAGAAACGGAACATACGTTAGGATGATTTACAACATAGCAAAGAATCGAGAAGGAGAAAGAGACGTGCAAGGTAAACTAAAGTTCTACGCAGACAAAGGCGTGTTTATATAATTTGATATAGGTAGTCCAGCTATTAAGACGCTGGTGGGTTTTCTTTCATTCACCCTTCATAACCGCCTATATCACCACTTTTATGAAAGTTAAAGAACGAGCAGTCGCAAGAGGACTAGAAAAACTCTACCCCCAACTGGGACCTTTGGTTGAGCCAGAGGATCAGTTCAGCCCATTCGACTTTGAATGCGATAAGTACATAATAGAAGTTAAGTGCAGATCAAAAGTTTGGGATCCGTGGTTCATTGAAAAGATTAAGTACGATGCCAATATGGAAATAGCTAAGTCCAAAAATAAGGACTTCATATTCTTGACAGAAGTAGATAAAACTGTTTATCTTTACAACATCAGCAAACTAACAAACCTAGGGAGAAAATTTGAATGGACTACGAAACTATTACCGAACTCAACAGAGTTCACAAACACGGACAAGATAGAGAAACTTGTAAACTTCCTCTACGTAAGAGAAGCTTTATTAATACACCTATGAAAAGAATAAAAATATTCACAGTCGAGGAACACTACTTAATTCCTTCCTTTTTCTTTGAAACATTCAAGGACTCAACATCTCGTACAACTTGGATCTCACTAGGATTCTGGAACAAAACAATTAGTATTTATTTCACAAATGAAACAAGATAACATAGAACGGTTACAAACTAGGATTGATATGATCCGTATGGAGTCACGTCAAATCTCTTATAGAATAGAAGCTCTTGAGGAACGCCGGAAAGAACTTCAAGAACAAAAGAAACAACTAAAATCTTTACTATCTGAAGTAAATGCCGAGAAACATTAATTTACCAAAGACGAGGGTTTACGTCCGCAAGGATGCTTGGGGGGAAAACCCTAACGAGTTTCAAGAAGCTTGGCTAGTTTCAGTTCGTGCACTGAGAGGTAGACCATTCTGCTTTCAAGTATGGGTTGATGAGTTCGCCGCTTGTTACGATAAAGTAAAGCCGGACTGCTTGTACTGGAAGCTACCGACAGATGACGATGAGCCACTGCTAATTACTGAAGTACAGATGTGGGAGTGCTTATCTAGCGACATTGAACTATTTCATAAAGCACAACTCGCCGATGTACCTATGTTAGTTAATCTCGGCGAAGGAGATTTTGAAGAGGGCAATTATTGGTTTACGATAGATTGTTTACCAGAGAAACAGTCACTTGGTTACATTGATGTAGGTGACTCGGACTTGTTAGACGAACATAAAGAAATGAACGTCATCCGTTTAAAGAATGGACAGATTGCTATTTATCCGAACAATAGACTAAAATGGATTCCGGAATCATTAACCACAAAAGAAGCTATCAAGAAAGCACCGAAGTGGTGCGTAGCATCTAATACAGTGTGGGACAAAGAATGGTTGGAACAGCCTTACGAATTGTTCGGTGATTCAGACTTTGCGTATTAGGATACGTCTTGGTGTTGTAGTGCCCTCACTGGTTTTGCGAGTTTACCAGTGGGGGTTTTTTATTGTAACGCACTTAAGTCCGGATTCAGTTT